GTATTGGTGTAAGACTTGTATATAAATTTCAATATATACAATTCCTTTTTATTGACGGGAAGTTCCAAGAATTCCCATTCGCTTTTGGTAAGTTTTTGTTGAGTTAGATTCATTGTTGTTAATAGGTTGTAGTGTTTATGTTTTGTTAATATAATATGTTTTATATTAGCAAAATCAATTTTATTTGCGATATTATACCATATTTTACAGATATAGATACAATCAATCGATTGCGTCAGTCAATAAATTATTGTAAAAATAACTTGGGGGTTTGTATTTTAAAATATCGAGTTCATCGGTAGTGGTTGGAAATTCATCTACCCCATATATATCTTGCAAAAGCATCCATTCAAACATTCCACCTTTATACGCAAATACATTGTAAAACCCCAGCGACATAAGTTGTTTTTGTTTTTTTTCTACATTACCATCACATGCATGTTTGCCATATATTATTATATGAACGTGCTTATTGGTTTTTAAATATTCATTAATTATGGTAACTTCATTTTTAACATCAATAGTGTGTTTTATTAAACAACCTTGTTCATATTCTTTAAGAACATTTATAAGTATCGTTGAACTTGTGGTCGTAGTGTTGTTTTGTGTTTTTTTTATGGTATGTTGGACGTCTTCGAAATTATAATTTCTACTTTGCTGTTGCCCCATATTAGTTAATATTATTAGTAATATTCTATTTAAATAAAAATCATTTGTATTGAATAAGTTATATTGAAATAATAAAATTATGGTATTAATTTTATAATTTAAAAATCAATGATTATTAATATGTTATATTCTATATTGGTTAAATTAGTTGGAGTATGCAAGACCACCCATTCCGCTCATGACGCGAAGAACATTGTAGTTAGTGGCGTATACGCGAACCTTGGCAGTTGCCGTGTTACCGATGGCAGCAGCAGAAACAACAAGTTGAAGAGTTGCGTTATCGATGCGACTGAAGTTACAGGTTCCAGATGGCTGGTGTTCTTCTGGGCGAAGAGCGAAGGAATAGCAGTTAATTCCGGCATCTGGCGATCGCGTGTGGTGCTGGTATGGCTGAACAACGTCGAAGTAGGAACCTTCACGTTCACTGAATCGGTCTTGACCGTTAAGTTGCAACTTGGCGGTAACAACTGGATTTTCACCCCAGCAGTGCATCTTAAGAGCAGTTTCGGCAAGGACGAAGGCACCGGCATCAGATACACCAGAGGAAGCAGTGGCTCCCAAAGCACCAGATACATCGGCATCAACACCAGCGGCGTTGGAAGCATCCATGGCACCAGCGTCGGCGAACAAACCATCCGCACCGATAACACTGGTAACTTGTGCGTTACTGGAGAAGGCACGGATGGAGTGTGGAAGAGCATCCAAAGCATCCGTGTAGTTAAATGGCTGAGCACCAAGAGCAGCGTGAAGATGTTGGCCAGCAACGAAGGAGTCGCAATAACTGACGTTAACATCTGGCTGAACAACCCATACAATTTCCTTGCATGGATGATTGAAATTAAGTTTAACCTTGTTACTGGAGGAACCAATGGATTCATCACCAGTGAACTGAAGTTGTTCAATCAAATATTCATGTGGGTTCTGGGCCATGCGACGACGTTCATCGGTGTCCAAAAAGATGTAGTCAACATACAAGGAAGCGGCTACAAGGGATTTGCTGTAGGCAGCGGTTGATTTGTGGTTGGTAGTTCCGGAGTCGGCTACCATGTCAACGGCAAACAAACATTCGTCCAATGGGCGAAGTTCGATGTTGATCTTAACTTCGTGGTATTGAAGGGCGATCAAAGGAAGGGCAAGTCCAGGGTTGCGACAGAACCAGAATTGAAGAGGAACATACAACGTGGTTTCTGGAAGGGCCTTGCGTGGTGCGCATACTGCTTCTGGAACAGAGGCAGACGAGCAGGCCGTTGCGACTTCAGCGAAGTCGGGGTCGGTCAAGTAAGTAAGTTGAGTCGTGTTACCGATCATCTTGTTGTAACCATCTTCTTGTTCAGAAGTAAGGGTCAACTGATTCCAGATGTGCATCCAGTCACCATATTGGCGGTCGATGCGCTGTCCTCCGATTTCGACTTCAACCATGGAGACCAACTGTTCACCTGGGCAGTCCAACCAACGTGCGTGAGCAGAGTCGGAACTGCTGATTTCAGGAAGAGTAACCTGAAGGTAAGTTCGGTATGCAAGATCACCATTTCGCGAAACGGTACATTGAACACGACGACCGAAGTCGGCTTGACCGTTGAAGGTCTGTTCAATTGATTCCATTGCGAAATTAGTGTGTCTGCGGTATGTAACCTTCCAGAAAGTTATCTGGGGATTACCAGTAAGATACACATCTTGTGCGCCGTAAGCTACTAGTTGCATGAGTCCACCACCCATTATATAATATAGCAAAAGAAAAAAATTTTCAGATTTTACATATTAAAATTAAATTAATTGTATGTTTTTCAATATATTTACAGATTTTACATTAAAAAGTTTCTAAACAAAACCAAATTTTGTATATTTTACACAAAAATTAGTTATTTAATATTTGATTTATATTTAAATTTTCACTCATAAACCGTCTTAAATAAGAATCTAAATAAACTTCTTTTTCGTTGTTGTGCTTTTTTTTAAATACAGAGCAATTGTCCGATTTTTTAATAGACCACCCATTTTCTAAAGCATTGTATAAAAGAGTCATTTTTTGTAGTTTTATCAAATCAATATTGGTTATTTCTTCTTCATTAAATACGATTTTGTTTGGATTATCCATTATATATTGAAAATCATTTTTATAAATTATGAATTTACGAATTGTTGTATCATAAAATAATGATTTTGCTAAACAATTAAAGAAAACTATTAATTAAACAGATGACTTGTATATATATTATTGATGCCTAATTTCAAGCCTAAAAATCAAAAAAAACTGGCTGTTAATAAACATAGTATAACTACACTAGACAACAAACACGATGAAAAAATGAAGGAATTTAAGCAAATTTCTGAAAAAAGTTTACCCAACTTAAAGGCAAAAATCAAAAAGATAAAACGTCGTATTCAAAAAAATCAAAATATGAAGATAGAGCAGCGACTTGAGTTGGAAGATCAAATAAAAGACTGTAAGTTAAAGATAAAACAACTAAAAGGGAAAAAAAAGAAGTATCTACTAAACAATTCCGATTTGATATTTGACTATTTTGAGAAAAAGAAAAACCTAAGCGATGGTAAGACAAGTAAAAAAAAAATATTGCATTCTTTTTTTAGTAAAACCGACGAAAAGGTAGAAGTAAAAAACAATAACGATACAATTGTACAGAGGTATTTCAATAATATTGATAATAAGTTTATTGATATGAAAAATTATGAAATCAACTATGAAGTATGTCCTAAATGTTCTGGTGAGTTGGTTCAAGTTGAATCAGAGGGCATATTAATATGCAAAACATGTAGTTATCAAGACAAGTTTTTAATAGAGCATGAAAAACCTTCATACAAAGAACCACCTAAAGAAGTATGTTTTTATGCTTATAAACGAATAAATCATTTCAGAGAAATATTGGCTCAGTTCCAGGCAAAGGAAACAACCCAAATCCCCGATGAAGTGATTGATAATATAAAAAAACAAATAAAAAAGGAAAGATTAACGCTAACCCATATGGACAATAAACGAGCAAAGGATATCTTAAAAAAGTTGGGATATAATAAATATTATGAACATATACCATTTATCAAGGATAAATTGGGTATTAAACCACCTGTAATGTCGCCTGAATTAGAAGACAAGTTATGTAATTTATTTATGGAAATTCAAAAACCGTATAGCAAACACTGTCCTGATAGTAGAGTGAATTTCTTAAATTATTATTATGTATTGTATAAAATGTGTGAATTGCTTGATGAACATAGTTTTTTACCTTATTTTCCAATGTTAAAGGACCCCGTCAAGCGTATTGAACAAGATGAAATATGGAAAAAAATATGTTTGGAACTAAATTGGGAATTTATTCCTACATTATAGTCAATGTTTATAATTGTCGATGTCAATTTATAAGTTATAATATAAGTTATAAATTAAAAGTTATGTGTTGTTAAAATCTATTTTGAAAAAATCATATGATTTACATACCCATTCGTGGGAAACCAACAAGATTGGCACCAATACCAAATCCAGCACCGGAACGAGCAGATACTCCCATGGATGGGACATATGTATCCAATACAGAGAAAGTAGCGGCAGCGGTCAATGAAATCAACAAAACTTCATCCAAGTTCAATGATCTCTTTGGGATGGCATAGGCAGCAATAGCAACCATTAAACCTTCTACCAAATATTTAACAACACGACGGAGTAGTTCTCCTAAATCAAAAATTTCACCTAATTTGTCAAACATATTATATAATAAATAAATAAAAAAAAACTTAAACAAGAATGATATTATATATGTATAATGGCAGAGATGGCTTACCAAAATAAAAAGACCGCTGATGGCACTGAAAATCCTAAGTATGTTGACTTGTTGGAAGAAGACAAAGCAATATCCGGGCAAAAGTTTGTGTGTGTTTCGTTTGTTAGTCCTGAAAACATTTTAAAACGTCGTGAATTGTTTATGTTTGAGGAATTTTTAAATGATTATGACTTCTCAAAATCTATGGGAAAGTTTTCCCAATTTCTTAATTTTGTTTCTTATAAATA